ATAGAATGCCACCTGTGCGGTAGCTATTGCTGGCCAACGCCTGCATGGTGTCGGCTAGGGAACGGAGTCGTGGTGGTGATGTCGCGTTTGGCTGTCATTGGCGTAGCCTCTCACACGAGCCCAGCAGTACCCGCTCCTGCCACCTGTCTTCACGCCTACACGGGCTGCCCCCGCGAACGCACTCGTAATCCGCATACAGTTCGCACGCCTCGCAAATGTCGAGCCTGCGTTCCAGTTCGGCCCGTGGCGGGTCGTTCACAATCGCGTTGCGGTGTAGCAGTTGTTCACGGCGGGTTGGTTGCGGCGGCTTCGGTGCCTTGCGTTTCCGCCACTGCCCGGCACACGTCGAGCATGGCGGCTTCTCACCACGTCGCGGCACAACGATGCCGCACTGCGGACAGAGCCAGAAGTTGCCACGTTGCTCGAAGGCACATTGCATCAGGCACACTCGTCAATGGCGTAATAGGTGTCTTCGGGCAGTAACGCCAAAAGTCCGGTGGCCGCGTCGAAGGCGTTGTCACCACCGGCGTCCAGTTCTGCGGCCCCTCGGAACGTGCTACTATTCCAGAAGCCGACCCAAGATACGGTCGCCTCTGGTACGCCTTGGAAAACGACCGCTGAACTCAACTCTCGTTTACCGTCGGCAGCAGTTGCGAAGGTCGCGGCTTGATATGTGTAGCCTCCGCCGCTGTACACGTTGGCCGTTCCGTCTGCCCCAGGGTTCCCAGTGTGAAGGCTTAGGCGGTTAATGGTCAATGCATTCAGCATTGTGTTTTTAGCTAAGGTAGTATAGTACATGATTGGCTCCTATTCTGGCGGGGGTCCGCCCATTGCGTTCAGGGATGATTTGCCGGTGACATGTCCACTGGCTAGATTCGTAGTTCCGCCGACTACGGCAAGGGATGACTTGCCAGTGAGTTCGGCCCAAGTGTAGACAGGCAAGCCGCCCTTGGCGACAAGGGATGACTTACCCTGTAGCGTACTAAATGACTGGGATACGCCAAACGCACCGACTGGTGTCACAGTTATCACCCAATCTTCTACCTCTGGGTAATAGTCCAACCACCAATAACTTGGTGTCCAATTCTCTAGTGTGTGTGTCCCAGTTATATCACAGCCTTGCGATACTACACCCTCGCCGTATGAAAATGGTGCCCCTGTCCACATTGACCCTGCATACATCATCAAATACCAGTTCGTGTTACCCACTAAGTCTGTGCTCAAAGCCATACGGGGAGAATTGAACGCCGGGTGAATAGCACCTACTTGGCCATAGGAACGCCTGTACCGATATGCACCTAATAACCCGGCAGATCGACCATCGAGACCATTGATTATGAAAGTCTCGTCGATGGCTGCACCATCCCACTCACCTGAAATGTTTATTTCAAAGCCCCAGGGGGCTTCCCCTGGTGGGCAATATGGAAAGTATAAATCACATGGGAAGGGGTTGTCACAATCGGCCTTCTTACCAAACACTAAGGTTGCAGTGGCTCCCGAGAAATCGGGGGGACCAATCACGGAGGCCCCGCCATAGTCTGGATACGCAGGAGAAGGCAGTGTTTCGCTAACGAAGTCTAGCACTCGCGTTGTGCCTAACTTAATAGCACTGTCGGGGCCAATCGGGTCTTCATCATAGTCCTTTGAAAATACAATTATACGAGCATATCCGCTAGTTGAACTGAAATTGATGGTGATTGTCAGCGTCAGTGTGTAGACATCCCCGACGTGGTACCGCTGCACGAGATATTGAATGGAAAGCACACCTTCCTGCACTATACAATCTTGTGAAATTTCATCGGAAATGAAACGGCTCCAATAACAATCAAAATAATATGGTATTGGCGATGTTCCAGCTGGAAGTTCCCATTCATGGTCTGTCACCCAGATAGGCGGTGTTTCGTTGCCGACTTCCACAGAATAGTCAACGTCAGACAATGTGACTCGACAACACGTATCAAGGCATGGAGCTTCTTTTTTACAACAGCAAGGGTACGCTGGCATTAGGATTCCGCCTTACATGCTGTTTGTAGACTATCCCATTCACCTGTTGATTGGTTCCAATCGGCTCTTGCGATACCGTTGTTATCACCTTCATGCGCGAACGTATTATTCACAGTAGTGGCATCAGCAGGGTCATGGTCTACAATGATTGAACCCTCTGGCTGCAGAATGATAACATTATCAATATCAAATGTACTGTCTGTGTCAGCTAGGTCATCCGTCAACTGCCCACGGATTGCCAAAGCGTGGGGCGTCAAGTACGTAATCTCCCAGACACCGTTACGCAGTCTCGCTTCACCACGGGAACCCTGGTCATGCGGTGAAGAGTACGCATCCTTTGCCCTCCCACGATAAATCCCTCGAACGTCTTCGACCTCGAACACAACATCGGAGTCATCAGTGATGGGTTCGCCCTCGTCGTCCAGCGGGTAAGCGTCTGCCGTGCCCCCGGGGGTGAGGGCGGTCTTGAGTTCGAAGAGTTTGGTGGGGTCGCCCGGCTTCGCATGCTTCCGATTCCTCTTCCTCGCCCACCGCACTGGCAGGCTCCCCCGCACAATCCGCGCGGCATCCGCCAGCGCATTCTGTCGGCTGGCAGAGAAAATCTTGCGAACGTCATCGCCCGGCTGAATCGGAGCTAGTGGGTCGTCGGCCATGTTAGTTGAACGGGTCCGGAATGCCTAGGGTTGCGAAATCGCACGTGTCGATTACCTTTTCTACGTTCACCTGCACGGCCTCCGGTACGCCGTCCGTTTCTTCCGTCCGGACCCAGAGGTACTCCCAGCCTTTCTTGGCGATGCCCGTAATTGTGCCGATGGTCAGGCCGCTTTTGCTCGGCGATGCGGCCCATTGAAACGTGAGAGCGACGGTATCGCCGGCCGGGCGGCCTGAGATGCCTTGCAAAAGCACCTCCTGAGCACCGAAGATGCGGAACGTGGAAGAGTTCGTTTTGCCAACCGCGTTGTAGAGTATTGCCAGATACGCCGACGTAAACTGAGCAAGTGGCAGGTACAACGTCTCTTGCCAGGTCAGGTCGGCCGAAGGAATATCGACGCCTTCAATTTCAATCTCGCCCTCTTTGCCGACCACGTTGATTGCCTGCTCGTAGTCAACCTCACTGCCACCGGACGGAATGTAGCTCTCGACAGTCTCCAGGCTGTGCGTCGTGTGTATCTGCGTCGTGCCGATGTTGAAAGACCATTCCGACTCGCCGCTCTGCTTGTTTCGCGGCCCGTACTGTACCGCTACATGCCACACGCCGCCGCCCTGGTGCGAGAGTTCCGCCGTCTGCTTGTAGAGGTTGCCCCAGGTGCCAGGAACGATGGCGTTTACCAACGCCTGCACGGTGCTCTCTTCGTCCGTGCCGTCAATCACGTAGTTGCGGACGCCCTTTGGGTCCGGGCCCATCGTGCCATCGCGGCTCTTGTGTCGTTCGTAAATGCTTGGCATTAGTCGAGTACCACCACGCCGCGTGCAATCGCGGCGCCCATTTTCTGGAGCAGTTCAATCTGCTTGTCAAGTTTTTGCAGTGCGGGGTCCTGCCCGGTTCCGCGACCCATGGCCATGGCGGCGGCGGCGGAGAAGGTGCCGGAGGCTTTGCCGTCGCCCCAGCCGCCCTTGCCGGTCATGGTGGCCCCAAGCTCCGCAAGACGTTCCTCCAGCGTCGGAGCGGCGGCTTGCTCCACGTTCTCGCGAGCCTCTGCGGCGCGTCCGGTTGCCTCTTCCCATCGGCGGGTGGCGGAGTCAAGGTCTTTCTGAGCACCCTGAATAGCCGCTGCGTACTCGCGCTGTCGTTGTCGCTGCGACTCCTCACGCATGGAGGCATTTGCAGCAAGTGCTCCCTCGCGTTCACGTTCAATCTCGCCGAGCCTGCTTGTGCGGCCGGCTTGCCGCCTCTTGCCCTGGCCCTCAATGTCTTGGCGTGCCATTGCCATGACGCCCTCGACATCCTCAATGCCTTGGGCCTTGGCGATAATCCACGCAAACCCTTCGGCAAGCCCTGCCTGTGTGCTGGTCCAAATGGAATCAATCCGGTTCATGGCATTCAGCCACACCGATTCGAGAAGCGAAACCATCTTGATCCAGCCGGCCGAGATGTTGTAAGTCGCTTCGTCCCACACCGACATAAACCACCACTTGGCATCTGACCATGCGTCCTTGAGCTTTTGCGTGTACGTGTGGAACACAACCAGCACGCCCGACCATGCGACCTCGAATGCCAGGCCAAGGTCGCCGGCCGCGATGGCTGCCTGAATGCCATGCATGGTTTTGCCGACCACGCCGGAAAGCCATTCAAACTGCTCCGACAGCCACGTCACGGCTTTACCTCCGATGCCGGACGCATAAACGAGGTAGCCTCCCAATCCGGCCACAGCCGCAATCACGAGGCCGACCGGAGAAAGGATGGCGAGGAATGCAGAAGCCACGGCGCCGACAACCGACGCAATAGCCCCAAGTGCAATGCCTGCCGTGTAGAGTGCGAGTCCAAGACCAGTAATTGCAATACCGGCAACCCCGATGCCAACGGCAATTTGCACGGCCATGATAGCGACACCGCGGCTGCCGTCAATCCACTTGGTAAATGCGGTCGAGAGCGTCGTCACCAGCTCGGCGATGCCACTCAGCGCCGGGGCCAACGCTTCGCCCAACGCAATCTGCACGCCCTCCACGGCCGACATCAGCCGGCGGAATGCACCGCCTATGCCGCTATCCATCGTCGCGGCAGTCTTTGCCGCCACGCCTCCAGCGTTGTCGATGGCAGCCGCCAACGCCGGGAAGTCGGACGTCGCCAACTTTGCCATTCCGGCAGCGCCCGCTGGTCGAACAGGTCTTTTATCAGCGAGAGCCGTTGCCCGCTGGTCATGCCCTTCATAGCCTGCCCGAGTTCCAGCATCATCGTGCCGAAGTCCGTCCGCATGTTGCCGGATAGGTCTGTAACGCTTACGCCCAATGCCTCGATCTGCTTCTGTACCTTCGGGTCCGCAAGCCTTAGCATGGCTTGCCGCATGGACGTTCCGGCCATGGACCCTTTGATCTGCATGTTCGCCATCACGCCGAGAGCTTTGGCGGTTTCCTCCAGGGTCAGACCGTACTCGTGCGCGATCGGCGCGGCGTAGGTCATGGACTCGCCCAACTCTTCGAGGGTCTGAGCCGAATTGTTGGCGGTCGCAACCAGCACGTCGGCAACCCTGGTGGAGTCACCGGCTGCGAGGTTGAATGCCCGCAGCGTACCGGCGGCAATCTCCGTGGCTTGCGCGAGGTCCGTCCCGGTTGCCCGTGCGAGGTTCAGCATTCCGGCGATGGCGGCATTGATCTCCGAAGTCGAGAAGCCAGCCCGTGCGAGGTTCAACATTCCGGCTGCCACCTCTGCCGCCGTGAAGCTGGTTGTGCGGCCGAGCTCCTTGGCCTTCTCGTAGAGCCTTTCGAACTGGTCGCCAGTGGCACCAGTCACCGCCTGCACGGCCTTCATTTGATCCTCGAACCCCATGAAGGTCCGAGTAGCCATTGCGACCGGAGCGAGCATGGCGGTTGATGCGGCAGTCATGGCGGCACCGATTCGCATGGCGGATGCGCCCCATGTCTTGAGCGACCGGCTCGCGCGTTTCAAGCCGCGTTGCAGTTTGGAGTCGTCGGCAAACAACTCCACGAACGCCCGGCCGGCTCGGATTGCACCTGATGTACTCGCCATGTCATTTCGCCGGGAAGATGGTTTCGAGAATCTTTACCTTGGCCGGGTCTTCTTTCGGCCTTCGACGTCGCGGCATGTCCGGCACGAGGTCCGGCGGCATGAAGTCGGTCGCGTCGAACGGCTTTCGTCGCTGCTTCGGATCCCGGTTGATGTTCGCCAGAAGTGCCATAACGCTGCCCGTCCTTAGCCATGCCGATTGCAGCCGGCCGCGTGCCATGCCATCCAGTTGCCGGAGCGTCAGCGGCCCCGGGTCTACTCCGACGATGCCGGCGAGTTCGTAGCCGAGAGAGAAGACGCAAACTCGGCTCGCAGCTTGCTTGTCACTTCGTCCATCCGCTGCGTCATCGCCTCCGAGTCCATCATCTCCACCGCCGTTGCCAGCGTCCTCTCCTCCAGCGCCCGCTTCGCCGCCATCGCTTTTCGCAGCGCGTCTCGGCGAGCGGGCCGGGTAAAAGACACAAGCTCCTCGACCAGTGCCATGACGGCCGCCTCGATAACGTCACCGTCGGCAGTCGCTTCCGCAAATGCGTCGGGCGATACACCAGCCGTTTCTGCCTGCGATTGAGCAAGGGTCCATAGCGTCATGCCAAGTCGATACGGATCGTCACCCAACGCAAGCACCGTCTTCGGGTCGGTCAGGTCGATACCTTCGTCTCGCAAGCGTTCCAGCGTGCGGAAGTTCAGACTAAGCCGCCATTCACGACCCTCTTTGTCCTTGAAGCTGTGCATGTCATTCGTCCGAGTTGTAGGCAATGCCAAGGGTGAAGGTGGAAACTGCCGCGCTGCTCGCCTGGCTTACATGCACGGCGTCGATGCCGGCGTCGGCGAGCGGGTTAGTCTGGCCGGAGTCCGCGACGAAGAAATGCGGCTCGGCGGCAAGCAGTTCCGCCTCGTGCGTTTCGACACCGTTGGAATCCATCCAAATGATGTGACCGCGTGCGGAGTTGACGGCCGCGAACATCTCGATCTTGTTGCCGTTGACGTCCGTGTCGATGACCGTCTTTTGCGTTACGGTTACCGTGGTTTCGGCTGCGGGAAGGTCATCGCCGGAGCCGCCAGTGAACGGCACCGAGGTTGTCGATACCGTGCCAACCGTCACGCCGTAACGGAAACCGCCGGTCCAGAAAATGTCGATCGTGTCGCCCGTCTCAATGGTGTGCGATTCGCTGCCCATCGTGATTGTGCCGACACTGGCACTCGTGCGAGTCGTGAGCGTGCCGGCTTCCGCCGCCGCCAATGAAAGCACGTGGCCGATTTCGCCGGATCCGTCCTTCGTGACGTTTCCGATGACCGACTTACCGGCGATACTGAAATTGAGAATTGCCATTTGGGACATAATAAAAGCTCCTTGTATTGCGATTGATGAGCGGACGCGATGCGGACTAGGCGAATGTCGGAGTGCGCAGTTCGTCCGTGATCTTGAACGTCAGCTCGTACGTCTGCTTGTCCTTGAGCGGTTGGTTGTCATTCATCTGCGTGACGTACACGTCCGCATTGAGCCCCTTGCCGCTCGTGCCGCTCTTGGCGTAGATGGCGATGCGGGTTTTGTTGAGGTAGGCCGCCTCAACCGTCGCCATGAACGCATCGCCCTCACGCTTCTGAAGCGTGCCGGTCACTTCGCCGCTGAGAAGAATCGTCTTCGACACTTCCCAGGTGGACCCTCGCCGCGTGATGTCAACTTCCGTGGACGAAAGATTGACGGCCACGTCTTCCATGTTCTTGGCTTCGGTCGCGGCCGTGCTGCCGGCCGTGCCGTAGTAAAACTTGCCGTCGAGGCCAATTTGAACGTCGCCTGCTGCCATGATTGGCTCCTTGATTGATGAGTTGTTTTGTGCGAGAAAAGTGAGGTGGGATTACTTGATGCTGTCGGCCCAGAGCTTCGGCAGCTTGGGTTGGACGTTGGCGAGGGCGGGTTGCATGGTTGGTCGCTTTGGATAGCGGCGTCCGAATCGGCGACCGCCGTATTCGTGAAGCTCTCCAACCTGGTCGAAGCCAGTAGCGGAAAAGCCGACTACAACCGATTCGGCGTTGGGATCGTACCCGTACTGAATGGCGTTTTTTGCGGCTCCGGTGTGCGTGTAGATCGGGCTGTTGGGCGGTGCCGCGTGCCGCCGCCGCACTTCCTCTTTCCACTTCAGCCATGCCTCGCTGAGTTTGCCCTTGCTCGTGAATTGCTTGGGCGGCTTCCTTGCGATGCCCTTCCGTTTGATCGAGCCGCGAGCCATCTTGCGAAGGATGGCCCCGGCCCGATTCAGGTAGCGGCGCCTTGCCGGCGCAATCAGTCGTTTCGCCTGGATGGAATCGAGCCGCCAGAGTACGTGTGTGTTCATCCCGATCATGCGTCACCCCATCGCCATGTAAGTGATCTGGATGACCGAGGTAAACGCACGCAACGTCTCGACGTGTTCCGGCACGTAGCCAGCATCGCCACCCTGCACGGTAGCGCTCTGTTGCCATGCGTACCGCTTGCCGCTTACGGTCATGTCTCGCCGCCGCAAATGCTCCCACACCTCATTTGCGAGCGTGTTCATGGCTTTCATGGTGGCCCTGGTCGAGACGTCGACCTTTTGCTGAATCGCAACGAACACCGTCCATCGGTCCTCGTCCTGCGTTCGCGTCGACATCTCCGACGTGCGGCCGGCGGGGGTCACCCACAGCTTTGCGGTGCTCAGCCCCTTGAGTGCGACCAGCGGCCGATACGTAACCTCTGCCGTCAGGTCGACGGACAGCGTTGCCGCGTTCAAACTTGCGGCAACGGCATCGAGCAGAAGGTCGAGAGGTGCATCAGCCACGTGTTATGCCTCGGTAGTAAGCCGCGAATGGATGCGGTAGGTGACTCTGTGGGGGTCCAGGGAAAAGCATTCGCCGCCGTCCGTGATCGGCATAACTTCGTAGGTTTGCTGGCTGCCATCGCGTCGTGTAATCTCGATGGTGTCGCCGCGGGCCGGTTCCGTCCGTACCCCGGCGAGCACCAACTCGGCAGCCGTCACGAGCCAATCGTCCTGACTCGCGGCGACGGTCGCGCCCTCCTGGTCGACCGTCTCGTATTTCGTCCGGCCCGGCGCCGCCGTAAGCTGTACCGCGTCAGAGCCACGGCTATAGACCGCGGATAACCCAGCCATGCGGCGGCGCTTGCGGGCCAGCCATTCGGCGGCATCGAGCAACATGGCGGCTCCTAGATGGAAGCGAGCACGACACGCACAACCTCTGCCGTCTCGGCAGCGGCCTCGGTCGCGTAGCCCATCATTTTGTTGCCGCTGGTGCTGGTCGTTGCGGCCCCGGTGCCAGCCGTACCGCCTTGCGGGTTGCCGTCGGCATCCCAGTAGACCTTGGCTCCGGCGGTAATGGCTCCATTGGCCTTCACGACGTCATACACGCCCTTGCGAGCGTACGACGCCTGAGTACCGGACGTGGACGCACGGAGTGCAATCACGACGATTTCGCCAATCGTCACGACGTCACCCTGCGACATCGTGGTCGAGGCGTTGGCCGGCACGTCGACCATGTTGATCGCGTTGCCGCTGATAAACCTTGCTTGGGCATCTTGTGCCATTGGAAAAGCTCCTATGTGATGAGCGTTTGAATCAGGTAGGAAAAGTAAAGGCGGGTGGTGTGGTGGGTTGGACTACGACGCGGCAACCAAACCGGTTGCCTTGACTCCGCCGCGGTACTCCATGAGCGCGACACCGAAGTCGTGGAAGCCACGCATCTGGATTCCGAGCTTGTTGAAGTCGACGTCGGCACTCTCGACCGTCGGGGCTTGCTGGCCGTCGAGGAACACAATCTCGATGACCGGCATGTCGTTCGGGTCGGCAAGCAAGTACCACGCCGTGGCCGAGTACCCGGTGTAGGCCGAGTTGCCAAGGTAGGCACTCATGACCGGCGTGAAGCGGCCGGCGTAAATGTTCGACGTGCCTTGCTTCGTCTTGGTCGACGCGCCGCCGGTCGTGATGAACGTGCTCTGCATCAGCTCGCGGGCGTGAGCAGAGAGGGCGGTCGGGGTGAGCAGAATCTGCGGCATGACCGAAACCGGGTCGCCGTCGGGGTCGGTCTGGTCGAGGAAGGCTTGTTCCACCTTCGCCAGGGCCGCAACCGGATCGGCGGCGTCCAGAGCGTAGGCGGTTCCCTCAACGAGGTTGCCGCGAGCCGTGGTGAAGAAATCACTGTTCGCCAAAAACGCCGTCCAGAAGACATTGTTGATCTTCATGGCGGCACCGCGCCCCAACTTCACCTGAGCGCCGGCCAATGCGCCGAGGTCATCGTTGATGATGTCGTTGCGGGTCAAGGCGAGCATCTTGGCGTATGTCTTCGCCGAGATGGTAAGCGTTTCGTCGCCCAGCTTGCCGTGACGAATCTCGCCAGTCTCGCTCAGTTCCTCATACGTCGCATCGCCGGTCAGTCGAACGCGGGTGTGCGTCTTGAAGTCCGAGACGGTGCCGATCTTGGCAATCTGGCTCCAGGCCGATTCGACGTGATTGAACGCCTCGAGGATCGTCTTGTTGGCGACGTTGCTCAGGATATTGGACACCAATGCCTGCGAGAACGATGCCCGCAAAATCTCGCGGCAATCGCTCGACGAGCGGAACGCTCCGCTATCAACGCGGCCGACGTAGCCGTTCTGCCGCGCGGAGGCAATGAGCAAGCCTTGCAGCCCAAACCCTCGCAGCCGGTCGGCAGCACTCAGCGTCTGGTCGTTATAGCTGGCCTCGACCGTCTCGCGGGACAGACCGACTGCACGCGAGAACGCACATTCCAGCACGTTGCCGGGTACGTTGGCGTCTTCCGTCCTGGTCGGTTGGCGGCTCGCGCGGAGCACTTCCAGTTCGACATCGCGGGGGTCGCGTCCGTCGCGGATGGCGGCGGCGCACAGGTCGGCATGGCCACCAGCACAAATGCGGGTGATCTGCTGAATGCGGACCTGCTCGGCAGCCGCGGCTTCGCGGATGGCGACAATGGGGTCGGGGGTGTTGGCGGGTGCGGCGGCATTGAGCACCGGAGCTGCAACCGGCACTTCCGGCTTCTGCTTGTGCTCGACGTCGTACTGTGCTTGCAGCGTCTCGCGCTGAATGTCGGTCAGGGCCTCGGGGTCGAATCCCTTGGCTTCCAGCCAATCGGAAAACGTGGGCATATTATGCTCCTTGTGTTGCGCGGCGATGCGAACCGATGTCTTGTCATCCGCCGCAATGGGGACAAAGCTGATTTCGCGGAGTTCCGCTTTACGGACCACAACGAGCGGCCCTTTGAACTTGCGGCCGTTGAACGTGGCCACGTCTTTCTCGCCGACAAACTCACGCTCGATAACGTGCATGCCGACGGACAGCTTCCAGGGAAAGCCGTTGCGAGCCGTGCCGGTAACTTCGGTGGCAGCCGGCCCAACGCCGGACAGAACGCCGGCCATTTGAATCTTGTCGCCGACCTTCACCTCCGTGGTGTGTCCGACGATTGCTGCGGGATCGTGACCGAGAAGCACGGGCCGAGACTCGTTGCTCGCCTTGACGCCGCTCATGTCGACGGCCACGGGGTAGTATGAATAAGCCGCGTTCATCGTGCCGCCAGTGTAGGCGGTGCCTTTGAACGTCGGCAGCTTTTCGCCGTCATCCTCTGCGGCCGTAAAGTCGAGCTGCGCCTCACACTGGAGGGACAGACTTCGCGGCTCGGGAATGCGGTTTGGGAGCTTCTTACGCGGCATCTTCTACCTCCTGCGGTTGGCTGGCTTGTGCCGGCTGTTTGAACAACTTCTGCACTACCAACGCCTTGTACTCGTCCAGGGTCAATCCAAGAGCGTCCGCGTTGCGTGCCGCCTCGGTTTCCCAGTCTTCGCCACGGCGGGCGTAGATGGCCGGCAGCGACCGCTGGAACGATTCGATCTCTGTCCGGTGTGCGGTGGCTGCCTTGGCCGGCTCGACGTCATCGAGGTAATCCCAATGCACGACGATCTTCCATTGCGACATTGGCGGCACGCCGTCAGGCAGGTAGCCGGGGATGAGTGCGGCTTCGTCGTACCACGCACCGAACAGGAACAAGACACAACGGTTTGCCCATTCCGATTGCTCGATGCCGATGACGCGCGAGTACGTGATTCGGTCGAGCTTGGAACTGGCAAAGTTGCTGCCGGCCGAGTCATGAGCCCCGACGTTGTACGGCATACACAACGCGGCAAATGCTTCCGCGAGGATTTCCCGCTTAAACTCGCCATACGTCGTGGTTGGCTGTTCGGCCTTGATCTGCCCCAGGCTGTAACCATCCGGCAGCACGGTCACCATTCGCTGGGCCAGCTCGAACGTATCGAGGGCCTCTGCGGAAACACCACCGGAATCATCCGGCCCTAGTCCGTCCGTGCCTGGTGGATTGCTGGTCTGGATGACCGCCGCGAAGTCTGCGGCCGTCTCGGCGGCGGCAAGGACCGCGAGCGTGTAGCGGCGGAGTTGCGAGAACAGCCGAAGGGCCGGCGTGAGTTCAGGGATTCCGCGATACTGCCCGGGACGGTCGGCTCGAAACAGATGCACGATGCTGCTCGGGTTGTACCGTTCCGCTTTGAGACTATCGCCCCAAAACGACGTATCGCCAGGATGGCGCTTGAGAAGCCAGTACGCCAGCGGCTCACCGTCATCGTCAAGCTCGACGCCATCGAGTTCATTGTCACGCCACGGAATGAGGTGTGGGGTTGTGAGTTGGTCGGCTTCGACCGGCCGGACGAACAGCTTTACTGGCGTCGGCAACTGCTCGCGGAACGACAGCTTGGCAACGGCCTCACCATCAACCGCCTTGGCCTTTCGCATCGTGCGAAGCTTCTGTGCAAGATGCACTTCCCCGCACCACTGATTCCATTCGTGTTCGATGCGTTCGTCTGCGTCCGTGCTGCCCGTGCGAATCTGCACGCGGGGGCCGGTCCCGATGGTGTCGGCCGCAAGCACGTCAACCATGGACCGCGCGTAGCCGTTATTGGCGACTTCGTACCGGCTCCGCTCTCGCAGCTTCTTCCGCACTTCGGCAGAGTTGGCGGCGGCGGCAGAGAGGTTGTCGGCCCATTCCCAGTGCCGCATGTTCTCGTCCGTCGTTTGCGCAGCGTCATACTTCGCCAACAGTTCGCGGAAGTGCGAACGTCGCTGGGTGGCAATCGGATGGCCGTACTGGTCGAGGATGGGCATGGGCGGGACTAGACAGCCCCGGGCGGGCGGATGCGTCCGATGCGAATCGGCAGAGAACGCGATGCGGCGGCCGTTTTCTTGGCGATGTAGGCGTCAGCGGCAATCTGGTCAGTCAGCGAATGCTGCTTGACTCGGCCGGCGTCGTCTTCCGCCTCGGCGGGGCCTTCCGCATTTTCTGCAATGGTGTTTTCGTCGAACGACATCCGCGACCCGGGGATGAACTGAGGAGGGAACGAAAGGAGGGAGGTCGAAAAGTCTGCTTGCATTGTGCCACAGAGATTGGCACCGGCAAGAGAATAGCAAGCGTTTCGGCTGGAATGTCGAAAGTCGTTCCAGATATGGAACTTTAGATACTTCCCACCGTCCGCTCAGTCGTAGCGAATGACCGGCCGCAATGCCGGCACTTTCGATAACGCAACGTCTTGCCCATTGGTTGGCGTACCGTCCGCTGTACCGGCACGTCTTTGCATCCGCACCGAGGGCATTCAATTCCGTTGCGTTTTTCGAGCCTCATCATCCCGCCCTCTTTTGCCGTTGAAGCTCCGACAACTTCACCCGCTTGCGTGCCGGTGCAGTCTCCACGATGCCGGCCATGCGTGCTCCAAGGAACGAGCCGCCCACCATGCAGCCAACCATGCAGTCCATCCAGTGGTTATCCATCGCCGGCCGCAAGCCCCACTCCTCGACGCGACGGCCACGGCCCTGCGTTTCGGTCGGGTACTCGGCTGCCAGGTGGTCGGCAAACAGGCGATGCCCGAGCGGTGATGCACCATAGACGCCGATGCTGCATGGGTCACCCGGTGCCGCCGCGATGCCGTCACGGAGGCGAGATTTCCACTGGTTGACGTCCATGTCGAACACGCGATGCCGGAACTGATCACGGCGAAAGACGCCGAAGTAATGGCCGCGACGGTCACCCGGCTTGTACTTCCACTCCGTCATAGGGCGGTCGGCCGCCTTAATTGCATGGCCACGCGAAGCAAATGCCACACCCGGCCGCACGAGGGCAAGTTGCGTCAACGCCTGGTCAACGATCTTCGGCATGTACCCGGCGTCAATCAGGAGGCACCCGACCTGCATGGTGTTCTTGTCTGGCCGTGCGTACTTGCGGGCAAGCAGACTGCTTCCAATGTTGACCAGTCCCGCCAGGATGGCCGCCTGCTTGCTCTTGGCCTCGGGCGGTGCAATCTGCTTCAGAGTTCGCTTGGCGTCCCGGAGGGCAAAGTAGTTCTCCCCCTGCTCAGGAAGCGTGCCGTAGTCAATGACGCTGCCCGAAAAATCCATCGTCCACGCACACACGGCCCAATACAGCAGGTCGTCATGCACGTCGATCATGGCCGCGAGGCACTCACTGACAGGCGGCACAACGCCACGTTTCTCGCCGTTGAGTTTCGCCAACACCTGGTCCCGCCGCATGGCCCCGGCCGTCTTCTGGTCGGGTACCGGGTCGTTCTGGTACTCGCTGGCGTAGGCGAGCGGGTTGTCGATCTTCAGGTTCATGATGTGCTGAATCGCACTCAACTCATCCTCGTTGAACCGCTCCGGCCAGGCAGGCTTGGCGTCAGCGTCCATGACCTCTTGATGCTCCCGGTAAAACTCCGTGGCCATGGCGCCACGATCCCCGCTCTCCATGCCTTGCCGTCGCAGCTCGGCGTATTGGGCCCAAAGCGTTTGGTCGGTCGGCTCCTGATAGCAGAGCTTGGTACGCTGTCCCTGCCATTCGGGATGGATGGAATGCGAAAGCAGGCGGTCTGCGAGGTCCTCCGGTTGAATGACGGTGCAAGCACAGAACACCGACATCTTCTTGCCCGGCCCCGCCATGCCGAGAATCGAGCGGGTAATAATCTGCTCCCGCTTTTCCACCTGCTCTGGTGACCGTGCCGACTGGTCGGTCTGCGGATCGTCCACCAGTGCAAGGTCTGGCCGCAACGTCTGACCGTGTTCCGTCTTGTGTCGCGGACCACGGGTACGGCTGCCAGTCAGTCCGCCAGTCTGGATGATGGAGCCGGATGCCTTGCTGCCCGGGATGGTCGGGAATACCAGCTTGTTGCGTGCCCACACAATCGCCGTACGCTGTCCCTGGTACGTCTGGCCGTTGGCTCGTTGCGTGATGCCCTCCATGGCCACAATCGGATAGCACACCTCCGGCCAATCGGCAAGCAGTAGAGCATTCGTGGCAAGCTCCGTCTTGATGCTCGACAGTACGGTTTCACTCGCGCCATCGTCCGCACCGATCACAAACACGTAATGCCGATGGCCACCGAGAATCGACCAGAGAGCACCCAGCTCGCACAGCGTCGTCTTGCCGCTACCGCGCGGCATGGCAATGGCATTGAGCCCGCCGCGCGACACCGTGGCTTTGATTGCCGCTATGACCGTGCGGTGGTCATCCGAGAATGGCAGCGTGAACGTGGCCGGAAAGTACGTGCGATAGAAAAACTCCAGGTCACTCGTCGCGCGAGCCTTACGCCACGGGTCAGCAACAGGCGGCAACGTGCCCAATTCACGCCCGGCGGCCGACAGCATCGCCTGCCGTGCGGCGGCACGTTCTTTATGGCGTTCGTATTGCGGCGTTGTCTTCTCACGTTTCATGCGTCGTTTGCAATTCCACGATCTTCGCCACCGCCAACCGACACAACTCTGCAAGCGGTGCATCTTTGGCGGTCAGGTTGAGCGGTAGCAGTTGAGCCCGTGCCGCCTCAAGCTCACCGCTTGATACGCTGCCCGTGCTATCGCCGCGCTTCGGCCCAAGGCCAAGCAGACGGTTTAGTTCTTTCTGGCAAGCCAAAGCAGCGCGTGTGTCGCCGTCCTTTATTGAACGCTGGTATAGGTCGTTAAGCCGCTTGACGCCACGGCCAAGCTCCTGAATGAAGTCGCCCTTGGCCGCCAACGCCAGCCTTCGCCGGACTTCCTTGATGAGTTCGTCTGCTTGTGCGTCCGTTATCTTCAGGTTGGCAACCAACGCCCGCCGAACCTGGTGGAGGCTATCGGACGCCAGAAGCAGCGTCGTAGCCTTTTCGACGTGCTCTTGGTTCAGTGCGGTTTTCGCTGGTGGTTTTTTTCTAGGCATCAGCCTTTCCCGGTTTCCAGTTGCCGCCTGGATACACCATTTCTTTCAGTAAGCTGAATCATCCATCGCGACGTGTCACGCCTCTGCGGCACCGGGGGCAAGCCTTTTAGTAATCGGCTTGGCATCCGCTTGGCAATGCCGGCAAACTGCCTCCCGCTACGTTGGACGATGGCGTCTAGCGTGCGCTCGAGCGGCCCCCAGACAAGCGTTTCGACTACACGAAAGCCCCATTGTCCGCCATCGCGCCGGAGTAGCTTTTGCCAGCGTGGCCCATAGTCGGCATCCAGGTCGATTGTCGCATCCTTCAGTTTCGTAAACGGCTTCGGAGACAACGGATTAAGGATTGGGCAAAGAACCAGACGCCGGCTCCATTCCTCTTTGGCGAAACGCTCAAACAGGGCCCATGCGGAATCCCAGTCTTCGTCGGCTTCCCCGGGCAATCCGGCAATCCAATAGCAGGACACGCGAGCGATGTTTTTTCGCGTCTCGACAAAGTGACCTATTCGCTCGCACACCATGTCGTCAGAGAATGCTTTGCCAATCGAGCGTCGAAGCCGCTCCGAAAGCCCCTCAAGCCCCAGCGTAACCGACGCGCCGTCGATCTCCTGAAGATGCTCAAGCCTCGCGTCTTGCCCCATGTCGTGGCATCCATGAATGGCAATCGCCTCCTTGATCTTCGGCCACTCCTTGTGCATTGTGCGCTCCGGAGCGAAGAATGAACTTCGCTTGCCGGATGCCGCCTTGATGTGTGGTTCAAGGTCCGTGAACGGAACCTCCTGATAAGGCTTCAGGCCGGAGAGGCAGCAAAACGCGCACTTAAAACGGCACCCCCTCGCGACTTCGCATCGCAGCGTACCCTTACCCTCGCTGGTCTGGATCGTGTAGGCGGAAGGCTTGCAAACAGAAGGGGCCGGCACTGCGTCCATGCCCTCGCTGTAAATGAACGGGCTCCCGCATGTACCGTGCGATGCGATTTCGTCGATGCACTCCCGCAAGTGTTCGTCACCGTCACCGATGAATACCCAGTCCACAAGGCCAGCAACAGCCTCCGGCGTCATTGTTGCCTGCATTCCTCCGGCAAGTATCCACGGCTTTCCGGTGCCCCTGCAAATTCCAGCCTCACGCATGAACCGCTCAAGTTCATAGAGGTTCTTGTACCAGAACATCGACACCAAAAGAATGTCGCAACCCGCAACCGTCGCCGGCGTGACTGGGTACGCATTGATGCCAGCCTTTGCGAGGCACAGCTCAAGGCCGTAGTTCAGCCCATCTTTGCCGAAAACCAGCTTACCAACGATCACTCCGCCCATTCGGCCGTACCTCCGAATGATTCAATGATTGGCGACAACGCGGCCTTTATGGCGTCTCGCTGGGTCAACCAAACGCGAGGAGGAAAGGTAAACTTCGACACGGGAGACGCTGGGGGCCGAGGGTCATCGTCAACGTCGTTCTCGCACTCCACCAGTTCCTCCACCAGTAGTTCCGCCAACGCCTCTTGCGAAAACCCCGTCAGTTCCATGTCGATTTCAACATCATCCAACTCGGCAAGCAGTTCCGCCAGCAAAGCGGAATCGTCTTCGCCGACTCGCCCGAACCGGTTGGCTGCAAGCAAGGCAGCATGTGCCTTTTCCTCCGGCCAGTCCACGACACGCACAGCATACCGGCGCCCGCCATGGTCGAGGTGCCCGCGTGCAACCGTGCCGTCTGGTTCCGGCTTGGACAGATCGACAATTTCCAACTTCCCGTTTTTCAACACGTCTGCCCGCTGGTGCCCGCCGACCATCAGGCCGGTACGCCTGTTCAGCACGATGCCGGACAGGTCGCCGAACTCCTCGAGGCTTTTCGCCATGCGGGCCTTGTCCCCATCCGCCATGCGGTTAGGGTTCTTCGGGTCGGGCTTCAGCATGTATTCCGTCTTCTTTCGTGGTGCCAATTACGACTCCTACACGTACGTTTCCAACTGCTCCACAATCTGCCGTACCACGTTGGCCGGCATGAACTTGACTTGCGCCTCTTCGGCCACACGAACGCGGTCGCATCCCAAGGCAACCGACACGCCGGCGGCAATGTCTTCACAACACCACGACGGAATCATTCCGCCATTGATGCCATGCTCGATCCACGGAGCACCCTGCCTGATTCCCGCGGCGGGACAGCCGCAAAGCAGAATCTCGGCGAGTGCAAGCGGCCCACGGTCGGAGGCGGACACGTAGAGACAACACCGCGACCGTCGAGCAAGCATCTGCAATTCGTACCGTTGATAATGGCCGTAGGCAATCAGCCGCGAATTGCGCCACGTTCTCCCGAGCGTAGCCAGGTGGCGAAGGTCAACGCCGCTTTTGGCGTAAATCATCAGGTCAACGTCGCACGCTTCCAGGTTGGTTTGCGGTTCGGGTTGCGGGGCAATCGGGTACGGCCAGATTGATACAGGAACGCCGCTCTTGAGGTGCTTGGCAATGAGTGCCGCGTACCATGCGGACTCAGTAAACACCAGCTTGCAGGACGATGCCGAAAGCAGAATCTGCTCTTGCGGAACACGCCCCGGCCAGTCGGCGGAATGAAAGAAGATGTTCGGCCCCATGACAAACGGCCGACCGGCCGCGGCGCATTCGCAAGCCTCCGTCGCGTCGCGCCAGCACCAGTACCATGGAATGTCGTCCAGCTGCAACTCACCACCAACAACCAGCCACGGAGGTGCATACTCTCGCAATGCAGCCTGCAATACCGCTTGGCCGTTTTGCGGGCCGTTGTCTGCCATGTCTGTGGACACCTCGCGAATAAGGCGAATCGTTCTCATTGGGTTTTTCGTGCAAGGAAATGAGGGAATGAATCAATCAAGCGTTGTCGGTTGACGATCGAAAGCGACGAAAACATATCTTGCCATTTCCACGGCAAGACCGAAAAGGTGTGTGATACCGGCACGCCGTAAGCAAGACACAGAATGTAAGCGTGCATTGCAGATGTGATTACCCGATTCGCGTGGACAAGCCTACGTATCGTTGGTGCCACATCGTCACGTCGCATCATAACGTCAATGCAAGCCGTTGCTCCCCATTTGGCAGCAATAGAAGCCTCCTGTTCTGCCACGCCTCGCTCTGTCCAATGCGGAACGTACAACACTTCGCCGGACGGCTCCCGCTCAATCGGCATGGCCCACGGCAGCAGAAAGCCAGGGTCGCACGTCGGAACGAATCCGCAACCATTCCATTCCGCCGTCAGCGAGCCTCGTACCGCATGAACCACCACGCGGGGATCATTTCGCACCTCAAACCCAGGCCCGCGCCCGTTGCCTGCTCCCCACACGTGAATCTCTCGCGGCCGTGCGTCGAGTTCGGCGAGTTGCTGGTTTAGAAACTTTGAGTGGAAGTCCGACCCAATGACCATCAGGACCGGTTCGTCATCCTCGATTCGGCCCCGCGTATTGTAGCGGGTTGCGTAGCCGAACTTGGCAAGGATGATTTCGATAAACCACTCCCCAAGGTTCATGACTTCACTGCCGCCGAGCCAGCATTGCACCAGTACGCTTTTCACGTGTCCCTCCTGCGTTCGTGGAGTACCATTCTCCGTTCCCATTCGGACTCGGCAACCGGCTCCCATTCGATGCAGCCGGCCTCGGTGGCCAACCGAACAAGGTCACTCGCAGCCTGCGTATTGACGTGTACCAGCGTCTTGCCGTCGCCCATCACGCTGTCAATCAGCCATGGATCGGCAACAACCCAATCGGATTCCGTGCTGTGCGTGCGTCGGCAGCGTCGGCAGCGATGTAGCATGGGAGCACCGTACCTGCCCCACATTCGCGGCTGTGCCGCACGGTGGCCGTCAACCTCTACTTCGCCCGGCCAGCCGTTGCCACGGTAGACAAGGCCGTTGGTCGGGTCCGCTTTGAGTTCGCTGCATATCGCCGCCGTAAACTCACCCGTTGGCGTGTGGTGACAAAGCAACTCGAACACGTAACCGATCTCTCGATAGAACCCCTGCCCTTGCATGGCCCACAACGCCTCGACTTGACACGGCAGAAGCGTTGCGGCATAAAGCAGCTTGGCGTCCGTCTGCACGGCAAGCGGTGCCACAGGGTAATAGACAGAGCACGTTCGGCGGTCGGTCAGTTCGTCGGGGTCATCGGTGGCGATACAGTCGGGAGCAAACCCGCCATTCTTCGGCCCGGTCCGTGCGATGATGGCGCCGTCGACCGTGTTGGTTTTCAACATGAACCGGAGCATCGCCCGGGTGAAGCCGCCGCTTGAAGCATCGCGGCGAAGTTGCTTGTCCGTGGCCCACGCGAGCATGGTGGTCATGCCGTTCTCCGATCAAACGCAAATGCGTCGCGGCAGTTTACGAGCGTTCGGTTCATCAGCTTCGCGTGTTCATCGGCTGCCTTGGCGACGGCCGCATTGTTGTAATCGTCGCCGACAATAGCGGCAGTCGGGAACAACTCGGCACACACGGCCAACTCGGCTGCCACGCGGCCCACGGTATGTTTGCTGTCCAGGTAGATCAGGTCTGGCACGATGCCAGCAGCAAACACTTCACACAGGCCAACCAGCGAATCACGCCGTAGCATGACGATACGGTCACGCCATGGCCACAGATTGCGTTGGCACGTCTCGTAAAGCGTCGGCAGCCTGCACGCCCAATCGGGGTTCGTATGGTGCTCCGGAGAGCCCTGCCACGTGTCGATGCAAATGAGCATTGTGTTCGGCCCGTTTTCGACAATCCACCGTGCCGAGCAGCCGGTCCACGTTCCGCATTCCACGACCCATTTTGTCTCGGGTGAAAGTCGTTCGAGCAATGCCCGGGCCGTGTTGGCGCACAGCCAACCCCGCCAATCCTCAGGTACGGTCGGCATGGTGTCCGGCCATGGGTTTGATGCTCGCGGCGTCATGCTGTGTGCTTCCTTTCGAGCCAGTCACCAGCGGGGCCCCAGGGGCGCGGGTAAACATTGAACGTGCCATTCGGGCCTGCCGGTATCGTTAGATCGACCGGCGGCTGTTGTGGCGTCAACAGGTCCGGCGTTTTCAGTTTTTCCGTCGCGCGGAGTTGCCAACCCATCGCACCGCCAAGGCACGATAGACGATCGATGGACTTGTACGGGTCGTAGACGAGGTAGGGCGGGAACTTGACGCACGGGTCGGCTTCGCACACGAACTCCGCAAGCATCTTGCGTGCCAAGGCCCGATCTTCTGTGTAGGTTGCATCCGGCCACAAGTCGCCGACCAACTCGCGGCTAAACGCCCAGCCGCTCTGATATGCTTTGTCAACTCGGTCTTCCGCTCCGTACGTGCGATGACACGTCAAGCCGTTCTGGCCACGATGCCACACCAGCGACGGACGGCACCAATCAGCACCGCGACACGCGAACGCAACAGCCTCCAGAGCGTGAGGCAGATAGGCGTCGTCGTCGTCCCATACGGCGTAGGCGTCGGCGCCGCACCAATCGGCGGCGAGACGTATGGCCTCGTTGCGTTTCTGGCCCAGCGTTTTGCATGGATCGTTTCGGCTTTCCAGTCGCCACCAGTCGCTATCGTGCAAGCCGTCTCGCAGCCGAACGTCGCCACCTTCCTGCGTCCGATGCTGGCCGTGATCGTCGTAGATGAAAAGGCACTTGTCCTTGTGCGTTTGCTGCTGGAAGCACCACAGAATGTATGGCAGCAAATGCGCCCGGTTGTACGTCGAAACAACGGCACAGACTCGCATGGTTTAGATGGCCCTCAGAGCAAAGGAAACGACAATCGGCTGCCCGGTTGTCGGGGTCAAGGTGTACTGCACGACGTAGCTTCTCGCGGGCGTTGCGAATGCGGCGCTAGCAATCGGTACGGTATGGCGGAAGTTGTAGCCGGTCGCGTCCACCGTCCACGGAGTTGCGGTCTGCAAGGTATCGTAGACAATGCTGGCAACCGTCAACACCTCGGCGTCGTGATTGTCAACCACGGTCCACACATTCGGGTCCGTCGCCGACACGAGGTAGACCGTGTAGGCAGCCGATGCGATGTCCGCCTGCGTGATGGCTTCATTTGACCAACCGACCACGCGAGCCATGCAGGTTGCGGTGCCGTTGGTGTTAATAACGCCTTGGACGTTTCGTGCGTTCATTGCATTTCCTCAATCAGTTCCCGCCATTGGTCGGTAAACAGGTTTGCGTCGGCGATGTCCCGCAAGCTTTCCCTTGCGTTGCCAGCGATGTCGGCGGCAAGCCTTGGCTGTACCGCCAGCGTGCCTGCGTACAATGCCATTTCCGCGTGTGTCGCGCAAAGAACTCCGGTAACGCCATGGTCCACCATTTCCGGCCAGCCGCCTCGATCCATCACGACCAGCGGCACGCCGAGAGCCATGGCCTCCAGGCCGACACGTGGCCAGTTTTCAACGGCTTCACCTTCTGGGATAACCATAGCGTCGAGCGAGCGAATAAACTTCTCGGCCGGCTCCGCACACGGCGGCAGCACTTCCGCCCAGCTTGGCGGCTGGCCGATGTGTTGTGCAACGCCATCATCGACGCCCATGACGCGAGCACGTAATCCGATGTGTTGGATGCGGCCGTACACGTCCCAGGTGTCATGGTACCATTTGCGAACGTCAGGCCGTGCGAGGCGGCCAACGGTAAACAGGTCGTCAATCTCGCGTACCGGCTTCGGACGCCACGGATAGAGCGATGCGTCAAACGCTCCGCGAATGACCCTGGCATTGTCGGCACGAAAACCAAACGCCGACAGGAAGCCCATCATGCGGGTTGCCTGCGAATCCGACTGGAAGACGTACCGATCCGCGATGCCCGTGTAGGGACACTCCACCCGCTCCGTAATGCTCGGCTCGGACATGCACCCAACCCAGATGGTACGGCAGCCGTGGTCTCGCATTGTGGCATGGTGAAGCCAGAACAGGGACTCGCAGAAGCCGATGACGATGGCGTCACTGAGCGTGCCGATGTTATCCAGGCTTTCGACCGTGCAGCCGATATTCCATAGCTGGGTCAGCCAATCAACACTGAGACTTTCCCCCGGCCACACGGTAACCTCCACACCAGCCGCACGCCAGAGCCGTAGCGAGTGCCACAGCTCCGTACGTGCTCCGCCGATGTCGCCCGGGTTGCCGATGACGTGGATTATCATGCCCCATCGTCCG